ACTGGCTCTGGATCAGCGAGCGCACCTGGCGGATGTAATCCATCAGCTGGAACGGCACGCAGGTGTCGAGGTAGGAGTTATCCGGGGCGCCGCCGGGATTGAACTGATACGTCGTGACCGAGCGCTGCACCCGCACCAGGCCGGACGGATCGACCACGAAGGTGCTCATGCCGTCATAGAGCAGCGAGTTCTGTTCCGAGAAGGTGTCGGCGTAGGCCAGCGGGGGTGCGATGACGTTCAAGGCCGCTCCCCCGCCCAGGCCGCCCACCGGAAGGGCGGGATCCGCCCGGACCGAAACCGCGTGCACCGCGGTCATGTCGATCGCCCAGGCCCAGGCCGGCGAGGGTGACATATAGGCACCGATCGCGGTCATATGCTGATCGTTGCGCGCCGTGCTCCAGGTGGTCCTGGTACTGAACGAGCCGTTGAAGGCGGTAAAGCAATGGCCGAACAATTCAGTCTGCCAGTTCCACCGCCCGGCCGCATCGCCCAGGAACGCCTGCATCGCGTTGAGGCTGGAGGCGTCGCTGTACGGGCAGCAGATAAAATCGAACGGCTGCGCCGGCAGATTGGCCAATGCGGCCGCGATGACCGGATCCGTGACACCCCCCGTCGGCACAGTAATGACCGCAGTGATGCCAGGGACGTTGGTCGTGCCAGGCGCACCTTCGCCGTTCGCCGTGCCGCCCATCGACAGCAGAATGGTTGCCGTATTGCCGATGGTTCCCTTGTTCAGCGCGGTCAGGTTGACCTTGCTCGCCAGCGTCGCATCAACGCTTGCCAGGAAGGTGAGGTGATTGCCGGCCTTGCTGACCCGGGCATTGATCGCCGCGACGGCCGAGGTCGCGACGATGATGGCCGTATCACCGAGGTTGACCGGCAGCGAGATGAGCGCGCCGTTGATGTAAAGCGGGATCGCGCCAGCAGTGGTCGCGGTGCCGGTAAAGGTGAGACTTCCGACCGCCGCCACGGAGGCGGGGGCATCGAGCATCGGCAAAGCCCAGACCTCGCCAAATCCGTCCAGCGCGCGGTAGCGCTCGACCATGTGGGCAAGCAGCGAGCCGTTGCCGAACTGCGCCTGCGCATCACCCAGGCCGGCAATCTGCGTCGGCATGCCCGGCGCGGCACTGCCGGCGGCGGTCATCTGGCCCAGGATCAGCGCGCGTTGGTTGATCGTCCCGGTGTTGGCCTTGCTCGGATCGACGACGGCAAAGACACCCGGCACGCGGTTGGAAATCGGATAGCCCGGAACGGTGATGCTCACCGGCGTTGTGGTGCCGCTCATGCCAAGCCTCCTTCAAGCTTGGGCGCATCGGTCGTCGGGGGTTGCGGCGGCTGTGCCTCGACCACGTCGCCGTGCGCCAGCCGCCGGCGCCAGTACATGTCGTCGGGCACCTCCTCACCCTCCGGTGGCAATACCCGGCGGGTGTTCAGATGACGCACGAGGAGGAGCTGACCCGGGTTGTGCGGGTCAGGGCCAGGCTTGACGAACATAAGAGATCCCTCTCAGGGCGTTGGAAGCGGCACGTCGAAGACGGCGCGGGTTTGCCCGTTGTTATCCGGGTCGGTGATGGTGCCGCCCACGTCCGTCAGCGGGACCCAGCCGAGCAGCCAGCCGTCGGCGTCGGTAATGGTGGTCTCAAGCTGAAACACGAACTGATAGAAGAATCTGGCCCGGTCGAAAGCACCGGCCTCGGGAAACTCGGCGCCGACAAACGACAGGCCCTTCCCCTCGCGATTGACCGCTGGGTTTGCCGAATCCCAGTCGGGGCGCCAGTTCAGGATGGCGCGGAAAATCGCGTATTTCACCGTATCGATGTAGGCGGACGCGGCTTGGCCCCGACGATCGGCGAGGTCCGCCGCACCGCCGACTTTCAGCGTTTCCAGTACGACGATCACCCCGACCCGCTCGCGCACGATCTGATACAGACCGGTCATGGAGGTGTTTTCCTCGGCATCCTGACTCAACGGGATGACGTAGGCGGCCGGGGACGGCAGCCAGACCTGATCGGCAACGCCATTGGCGTAGGCCGCCGCGCCAGCGACATTGCCGGCGAACAGCGGTGCCAAGGTTCGGATTTGCGAAGCCACCTGATCGATGTTCATGGCTTGCGCTTGATCTTCACGCGCTCGAACTTCAGGCCGCTGTTGAGCGACGCTGCCACGCGTGCCGCAATCGAGGCCTCCCGCATCGCCAGGGCGGTCGTGAGATAGGGCCGCGGCAGCAATACGCGGGTCTGGTTGACCGCGCTCTTCTTCATGCGCCGGCCGCTAGGTCCGATATTCGCTCGGCTTTTGGTGTTGCCGCCGCCGCCCTGCGCGCCGGTTTCGAGGAACTTCGCGTAGAACGCCGTGTCGCGGATTGTGACGCCCTCGCCGGACTTGAACACACTCACCTTGAAGCTTCGAGACAACAGGCCCGACAGCCGCACAGGGGCCTCCCCCGCGGAGGACCCCTTGCGCCCGCGGTAAAGCCGTCCCGAGCCACCACTGCGGCTGACCAGAGCACGCGCCTGAGACGCCACCTCCTGACCGGCCGCCCGCAGCGTCGCGCGCAGCAGCTTCTTGTCGAGGATCAGCCGCCCCGGCGCTCACCGCCAGTTTGATCAAGCTCTGAGCTCCTGCTCGGCCAATAGTTCTAAAAACCGCTTGCGCCCGTCGACTTCACCGATCTTGCGCAGGCGAAAGACCTCGAGGCGCACGGTGAGATCCAATCGGATGGTCTGGCGGACGATCACATGGGTTAAATCCAACCAGTCAATCCAGCGGATGTAGATCCGATGCGTCACCGGGCGGTCGGTTTGCTCGCCGGCCAGGAAGGTCATCGGCCCCAGGGACTTGATCGACGCATGCACCGCCAGCAGGTTAGTCAGGCTTTCGCTGATCGTTGCGGTTCCCGCCGCGGCTTGCACCCGTTTGGCGATGGTCACCGGCCAGCGCAGCTCACCGATCCGCGGCGTGAGGTCAGCCAAAGCGCACGATCCGATAGGGTGTCAGCAGCATGGTGGCCGCCGTTGGCATTTCCGCCGGCGTGTCTCCTCGATTTTCATACAGGAACGCCGTCAGCACCAGGATCGCGGTCAGGATTGGCCCCGGAACCGAGGCCGCACCGACGCCGTATCCGGCGGTGAACAGAACCTGCAGGTGATCGTTCGGCAGCACCTCCGCACCGGGATGGATGCGCAGCCGCGCCGAAGTGATATCGGCGTCATAGTCCGTGCCGGCCGTCAGCACGGTATCGGTCTGGCCCCACTGCCCATAAGAGACCTGGTCGACTGAAATTACCGGTTGCGGCCACTGAAACCACATCGGCAGCACCAGCAGCGAAAGCGGCATCGACAGATAGGGCGCACCGTTCGGCGGCTGGTCTTGCGAAAGTGTCCAGGCCAGCTGCTGGGTCAGCAGTGCCCGGCCCAGGAACATCTCCGCCCATGTGCGGGCCGCTGTGATGTAAGTCTCGATCAGGGCGTCATCGCTATACTGGTCAACACGTAGATGTAGCCGCGCCAGATCGACACTGACAGGCTCGCCCGCCGGGGGCACGGCAACTTGCACGGCGGAGAACATCGCAGATCAGGACGGGGCCACGACGCTGTTCGGCCCCGGGCTCGCTTCAACGACGAGATCGCGTGGGGCCGCAACGGTCGAGTGATCGGACACCGGACCGGGCGGCGCAGTGCCGCCCGCCTGCACGTAGGTTGACGGCCGCGGTCCCGAGGCGAGCGTGCCGGTCAGCGTGATCAGCCGGTTCTCTGCCGCCGAGAGCGGGCTGTAGTTGACGTCCAGACCGGCCGCGATCGGATCACACGGCGTCTGTCCCGGACCATAGACGTGCGAGACCACGACACCGCCGGGCAGGCCGGGCACCTTCGAATTGGCCAGTTCGCGCAATCCATGCGCGAAGCTGAGACCTTCTGTACGCTGACCTTCCTGCACCGGTCCCCCCGCCATCGGTGCCAGAAATGGCGCAGCCGCAGGCGGGGTTGTTGTCGCCGGGGTGAGCTTTGCCGGCACGGCGGCGGGTTTGCGTCCGTAGGCTGGTCTCTCCGTCGATTCGTCGCTCATGAAACGTGTCCTTTACTTGCGCATCATGCGGTTGGTTGCGGGCTCGCGGCGGTACGCAGGATCGAGGACCACGGCCCCCGCACGTTCCATCTGCTCAGCGACGGAGGCCGGAAATCCGGCAAACTGGCCGCGCTGATAGGCGGTCTGGCCGTACGCCGTCCAGCGCCGAAACTGCACCGTCACCTCGCCTGGCGGTGTGCCACGGGTTGCCAATGAGGTTTTTGCAACTTCCTTGCCGGCCGGGGTCGTGACATCGGGTTCTTTCGTCTCGGCGGGTGCTGCGGCGGCGGGTGCTGCTGCCATGGTGGCTCACTCCTGGTTTCAGATGAAAAGGCCAGGGATACGGACCGCTCAGCCCGCGCCCTGACGGTTGGCACGAAATCAAGGCCGGCCTGGCAAGGTTCCGCCGGGTGCGACTGCTGCGCTCGTCGAGGGGTTGTTTGACCCTGTTGGTGCAGCCACGCCCCATGTTGATGGAGCCGCACTCATGTCGCCGGACGGAGCCTGAATGTAATAGGCCGCTCCGGCTGCGAAGCCGGCCCAGCCAGCCGGCGCCCAGGCTGGCAGAAGACCGACCGCAATGCTGGCTTGGTGTCGAACATTCAGATCATGTTCAGTGATAATCCGAAACGCCGTCTGGTCGCGGGTAAACGTGCTCACAACGTTGCCGCCGCTATCCTTGTAGGACGCCACGTCAGACGCATCGACAACCATGTTGTAGGTCTCGGCGAGGATCACGTCAGCAAAGTCCGCCAGGAAGATATACGATCCGTCATTCGCGGTGCCGCTTGGATAGGTCGGGGCTGACAGATTGGTGGGCAGTTGCTGCGTGGTCTTGTACGGGATGCCCCATAATTTTGCGCTGCCTTCCATCTCGTCTTTGTAGACAAAATTCCCGACCTGATCGCGCAGCCCAAGCAGGAACATTTCGGTCGTCGGGGTGAAGATCCAGAACGGGCGGATCATCCGGCAGAAATTATTGACCAGCGTCAGTTTCATACTCAGCAGAACCGCGTTGACCGCGGTGAGGATGGTCGCGTTGTCGGTCGCGGTGAACGCAGCGACCGCCAGCTTGTTGGCCGCCGGACACAGATTCAGCAGGCCGATCGGCGAGTTGCCCGAACCGTCGCCCAGCATGAATGCCAGATCCTCGCGCCGGGCGAGGGTCTGCGTCATATCGTCGCGCACGATCGCCTCGATGTTGGACGGTGCGCGACGGATCAGGTCATTACTGACAGGAACCAGTGCTGTCAGTTTCTTGGCGTTGAGCTGCAGGTCATCAAAGGTTTCCTGCGATGAGCTCATGTCATCCAGCTCGCCCTGATAGCCGGCGGCATGTCCACGATCATCGGCTCGCAGGCGCGGATCACGGTCGCGGCGCGCAACAGTTCAATGATCTCGTTGGAAAACGCCTGCGGGATCAGCGCGCCGCCGGTGGCGACACCGCTGGTGTTCAGCGCCTTGGCGACGTCCTTGTCGTAGAAGCGTCGTTCCACGTAATCGGCGGCACTCGCCATCCCCGAACCGCGGGCGACCAGAATGCCGATGGCAAAGCGGGCCGCCTTGAAACCTTTGCCCTCACGCGCTGTCCCCGGCTCATTGTAGCCGTAGCCGTTGGCATGATCCTCTCGGAGAGATCGGCGCTCAAGCTGGCTGACCTCGAAAGAGCGTTGCCCTTCATCGTCTTGGGCGTGTTCCAGATCGTTGATCCGGCTGTCATGATCATCGATCGACTTCTGGTGTTCGTCGAGTGCCGATTCACAGTCGGTGACACGGGATTCGAGCGGTTTCGCCTCGGGCGGCAAGGTGTCGCCCGGCGGCGCCTCCTCCAGCAACACCCGCCAGGCGGACTTTGCCTCGCGCAGATTGGTCAGCAGTTCGCTCTTTTTCGCCGCAAGCGCAGCTCGCTCACGCCGCAACTCATGCAGCTTGGCCATTTCATTTGCTCTCCGATTACACGCGAGCGGTTGCCCAAGCCGCAAAAGGGGCAGCCCCGCTGATGCGGGGAGCTGTTCAGCCGTAGGCGCGCAAGAGTGCGAGCCGATGCTGTCTGGTATTGGCGATGCGGTTCGCCTGATCACTCACCGCCGCGGTCTGCGTCTCGACGGGAAACGCCTGCGGGATCAGCGCACCGCCTTGCGCCGGGATGCCAGCCGCCAGACCAATGCGTTCCGACGGGTCGATCAGCGCCTCGGGGTTTGCCGGGATGGAGCAGAGGGAAAACTCCATCAATTCTTGCCGTGTAAAGTTGAGCGCCGGCCACCAGTCGTCATCGTCCATGCGATCGGAGGCGATTTCATACGCCAGCGGCCTGAAACCGACGCTCGTGGCCGAGAGGAAGCCCTCGCGGCACATGCGCAGCACCGCCTCCGCCCGTTCACCGGCGATCGGGATATCGGCCGGCACAAACTCGACCACGGCTTTCAGCGCATCGCCTTCCACGTCGATCGCTACGCACTTGCCGACGGGAAAAATGCTGGACTGGTGACTCCACAGGACGACGGGATTGGCTTTAAAAGCGGTCAGGTCCCAACCGGTCTGGCTGACCGTGTCGTTGTCGCGGTCAACCGCGTTGGTTGAGACGGTAAACCGGACCTGCCGGGTCTCGTTGACCGCCTCGAATGTGCCCGCCAGCAGCTTGTGCACGATCAGGCCACTGGCCGGTGCTGCGCCGGTCTTGATCGCGCGTTTGAACTGCATCAGCGGTGTCGCGGACATCAGCCGGAACTCCCTGCGGGCGGCTTGTTCGCCGCACCGAGCGGCGGGTCTTGCGTCGCGGTGTTTGTGGCGCCTGTGTTCAGCGGCACTCTGTATTCATCGCCGCCCTCGACG